CCCATCGGCGTCAACATCGAGGATGGTTTCAAGCTGGGCACCTCCATCGAGGATCACCGCATAGTGGGTGCCGGGATACTCTTGTTGCTGTACCGCAAAGCCTCCGGTTTCTCGGCCGACCACCTCAAGACCTGTCGGCATGAGGCCGCTCTGCTCAAAGGCGGCGATCTTAGCCCAGAGGTTTTGGTAGAGATCTGGTGGGTGTCTCATCTCAGTGGCGCCAGCCACTTGTTGGGCTATTTCAGCGGGGCTGGGCGCTGTGCCATCCTCGTATGTATCAGCTTCAGGCTCCGCATTAATATCAAACAGGTTCCATGTGCCGTCTGGGTTCTGGAGGACTTGAAAGCGGGGGTGCAATGCATTAATATCAAACAGGTTCCATGTGCCGTCTGGGTTCTGGAGGACTTGAAAGCGGGGGTGCAATCTAAACGTTGTGACGCCATCGCCAATGTCTTCTTCAATCCCCAACATCTCATCGCCATCGGCCTGTGCATAAACCTCTTGTTCTGTAGCAAAGTTGGCGGGAAAGAGAGGATCTGTTCTTTCAGCAACAATCTGTGTTCCAAACCCAGTGGGGTTTGAAAGCTGGTCATAAACCTCTTGTTCTGTAGCATAGTTGGTGTCAAAGACAGGCGCGCCGGCAGGAACCGGATCCACCTCTTTAACATCCTCACCCAACTGCACCTCGGAGATCTGGATGCCCTTGTCTTTGACGAATGCGAGAACGTCAGCCTTTTGGAACACTTCGTCTGTATCGAAGAATTCTTCCAGGCCGACTATCGAATTAAGCTCAGCTTCTTTCGCTTGCTTTTTGAGAGTCTTCAGCCACTGCTTACCGCTCATCTTTTCTTGGGGATGAGACGCTACCGTCTTTTGAGCTTGGCTATAAAGTCCTTCTACGCCTTGGAAATACCACTTGCCCTCTTCATGGGCTTTCTTAATGGCATCAAACTCTTCGACATCGATGCCGGGAGTTTCTCGCGTGACGGCGCCGTGACGTATGTCATTCTCATACGCCATCGCCTGGATCCGCATATCAATGCGAGATCGTTCTTCCTGGGAATCTACGCCTTGGTAGAGGGTGGTGTTGGGTTTTTCAGGAAGCACACCACCTAGTTTGGTGATACGCTTCTCCGATGTCTTGAAATCTTTTTTGAGGCGGGTTTCTAGCTCAGTGGCTAGGCCTGTGAACGCTTCTTGAGAAGCGGCGAAGTCTGAAAGCCTCTTTTCAAGTCTTTTTGCAACTGTGCGAGTTTTTCCTCGGATATTTGCTGGAACTCGCTTCCTTCTATCGACGGACGCGACGGGTGACGCTGCGTTGACGATACCGGCTGCGATGTGCGGCTTGAGTCCGAGGCGCTCTGTGAGGTCTTTTGCGGCATCTGCTTTAACTCCTTCTATAAAGTCAGAGATTATCTGATCATATTCAGTGTCTTCATTATAAACAGACTTATGGTCATGGTCAATCCTGTGTATTGTTTTCTTTGCAATACCAGAGGCAACCAGTTTAATGAGCGCCTTATCCAAGGCCTTGACGCTAATGCCCTTTGGTCCCCTGGCGCCAAACTTCGGATTGATGTCAATGACGACACCGCCGGGGGTGCTGTGGTTAGATATTTCATGCCCCTTTGGCAGTGCTTTGGAGAACCCCTCAAGCTGTTCCTTGGTCAGACCATCCGTGGTTTCCACATAGATACTGAACCCAGCAGTATAACCCTCTTTGACAGCCCCGGTCGCATTGTCTGTTAACACCTCGCTGGTTGCCATAGCTGCTTGGTTTATGGCTTTGCCAACCACAGCATTAAACACGGCGATCTGATCATCCGTCATGTCTAGCAATGGTATTCTAATGTTTGGTGCCAGGACGTTCTCAAATGTGCCTGACACACCATACGGAGAAGCACCGCTGGCCGTCTCGATGCGTGACAGTGACCTGGCCTCGCCCGTTATGCTCCTGATCAACGGAATCCAACCCGTGTCTTTGAAAGATTTTCTCGAGCTATTGAACAGGGTGGATGTCAAGGCTTTCGTATATCTCTCACGAGTAATAGGGTCACCAGCCGCATCAGCAGCAGCAACAAGATCAGCGGCGTACCGGCCGGCAGTGGTGAGTAATGTGCCAACCTCGATGGTCGCTTTTGGTGCATTTCTGAAATCTTTAACCGTGGGACGAATGGCGTCGGTGAACTTGGGGGACAACAAGGCCGCCTCTGTCAGGTTGCCGTCTTCCGTAATACCTGGCACCCCGGCCTCCCGTAACCGTTGTATGATGCGCGGCCACTCTGCTGCGTAGTCATTTCCCTCTACAACTATGTCTTGAGATGTATCGATGCCCTCCTCGGCAGCCCTACGCTCCACCCAAGACCTTGCTTGGATGTGCCAAGGTTGATGCGGCACGGATGAGCCGGCATTACCACGCTCTCGCACCATCTCGGCCAGCTTGATCTGGTACAGGGCCATCACCTCATGCAAAGACTGGTGCTGTGTAATCTGCTCATCTGTAATGCCGAAGAGAACGCCGACCCAAACATCATTGACTGGGATGGGGTAAGAGGTCTCCATGCCTCCGGTCAGGGCAAAGGTGTTTGAGAACTGGCCGGTCTTGTTGCCGGTGAGGTTGGTAACGTCCTGACCCCCGCGGCCAAGGGCAAGGTTAACTGCTGTCGGCATGGCAAGGTCTGTCGCAACAGGAACGCCGCGCTTAATCTCTGAGATGACGGACAGTGTTCTGGCAAGGTTGTCATACGGTCTGGTACGGGCTGATGTGGCGCCGATCAAATCCAGTAGGGTGAAGTGTCCATCAAATGACAGGCTGGGCAAACCCTCTTTAAACTTCTCACCGGACAACTCATACCAAAGTTGGGCGCGGAGAGACAGCTTGAGGGCTTGGTCAAGTTCTTCCGGGGTCATCTGGAAAGCCGCCCCAGTCTCTTCAACAGCGAGACGTGCAGCCTCTGAGACCTCAGTCAGAACCTCGGTCATAATGTCATCAAGCTCTTGCTGCGTAACCTCAATGCCGGTTCCGCGCTGGTTTAACTCTTCCTCTGAGAGTTCAGACCACGCCCTGCCGTCAGGATGGCCGACGACATACGGCGCCTCTGCTACCCTGATGCTCTCAGGTATGATAATGGGGAGCCGTGCATTAACCGCTGCCCCGTCCCGCGAGGTATCGGCCATGGCTTCTGCTACAGCCTCTGGAGTGGGGTCTGGGATCTTAGGCCCGATCTGAGTACCAACACCATGGAAGGCCTTCTGATACAGCGTCTGGTCCAATATTCTTTCGCCTGAATCAACACTAAGCTTCTCAAATATATCCTCGAGCGCCGTGATGGCATCATCATAACCACCGTCTGCAATATTATAATCGGCTGGCTCATGTAAAGCAGACTGTCTACTATGATCAGCAAACCTTACCTTTAACTCTTCTATGGGGTCTCCCTCTTGATCAAACTCTACAGGCACATAGACATATTCACTTGCAACTCCCTCAGATCCCTCCATCCTATATTCAACACCCAGCCCATCAAGAACAGCTCTAAAGGCTGCTGCACGAGCATGATGGTTTGGGTGACCGAGAGCGTCAACAATATTATCTACAGTGTCCCCCTCTAAAATAGATGACAGCGCCCTATCCCCTAACCCTTGAGGATCATTAACGTGGAGAAACCCATTAAACCCACCATCTCCGTTATCCATTACCTCAACAGAGAAGTCTTCTGGTGTGAACGTCTCATTGAACGCTGGCTCTCCAGGGAATGATCCTTCGATATTATACTCTCCCCAATTCGTTACCGCACTCAATGGAAGTCGGTCACCCTCTTTTACTCCTTCAGGTATAGACAAGGCGGATGATGGGAAACTTCCTGTACGCATCTCCCTATCAAACTCTGAGGTTACTCCGATATTCTCTAACTCAGTATCAAGGTTAAACTTTTTGTCTCCACCTATATATTGAGAAAGATCTAACCTTTCCTCATGCGCCGTATTGGCTGCTTCTATGGCATTACTTTTAATCTTTTCATTAGGATCTTTTTTTGTCGCCGCGGTGCCGGCCATGCCTTTAAGGAATGATCGCCGAGAAATATCGGCCTGATCCAGCTTCACATCTGCCGGCACCTCCTCGAGGGTCTCACCTTGGCGCACCACATTGAAGCCTTGGCCCTCTAGAAACTTTGCCACTTCAGGCCAAGCGCCTTGCTCGGTAGATGCCATGATGGTGGCGATGGCTTCAGCCTCTTCCGTTGACCGGCCAGCCTGTTCCATCTGGGCCACAATATTTTCGAAGACAGGACTATCAGTAGCCTCCACACCAGCCTCTGCTGTTGCTGCCGCCTCCTCCTCAATGTTGCTGGTGTATTCTTGAGCCTCGCGGCCGGTCATCTCCTCGGGATGGAAGCGGATGTCCTGCGATAGTTCGTTGAAGTTTTCCGAAGGCGCCAAGATAGTGGCAACATCCTCGATTGCAATCTCGACCTCGGTGCCGTCCTGCTCCGCCTCGGTGATGGCCTCAACAATCTGTGGCATCTCGGCCGCCAGTTGTTCATCGGTGATACCTGCCTTCTGGAAAAAGGTCCGCAGCACCAGAGGCTCGACATAAACCTCCTCGATGGTGCCGTGTTCTTCTTTAACGGCAGTGACGAAAGCGCGCATCTGCTTGGGCAGCCGCTCGAGGGTTTTACTGTCCGCGGCCGTGGCGCTGAGCTGCTCGATGGCGGTGGCGCGCTGGGTGGCCCGTCTGGCTTTACTGATGTTGCTAGTGAGCGGGATGGCTCCGCCGGTTGCGCCCATTACCTTACCACCCCGGAACCCAGTCTCGGCAGATTCTCTAACCCGAGCGAGAGCCTCACCCCAAGTCATGTTGCTGCCGGCAAGTAGCGCGCCGACGATGGTGGTGATTTCCTGAAAGCCTTCCGTGGCGCCTTCAACCAGTCCCTGCTTCATCACACCCGAGCCGAACCGCATGAAGGCCTGACGCACGGATGGAATATTGAGCAGGTCTTTGATGTGGTCCTTGGTCAACATCCTCTTGAGGGCCGCCTTGGCGCCGGTTACTTTTCCCAGCACCTTCATCGGACCCATCTCGAGCGCGCCGTTGATCGTACCAACCGCGATTGACAGACCGAGAGCTGTCTCCTTATCAACCTTGGTGCCGTCATCCAAGACAATGCCGCGGTATTCACGGTAGGCTGCCTTGCCTTCCATCTTGCCGATCTCGAGCGGGACACCATACGCAAACCCCACGCCGGCACCAGCCATCATGCCCAGCGGGACAGTGACAATCTCTTCAGGGATGGCAATCTGTGGGCCAGCCTGACCAGCCACGAGAACTGTAGTTGCGCCGGCCGCTGCGCCCGTGGCGATCTCATCCCATGCTCGGCCTATTGCCGTACCCATGCTGTGTATGAACATGGCAAAGTCGCCGGGGTATTTCTCAAACCAGTTCAGATCGTAATCTGTGACCTCGGCCTCGCGCTTGTTAATCTGCTTGAGCCGTTCTTCATCGCCCTCTCGCGGGTTGCCCCAGTCGAGGCGCCACTTGATATTAGCCGCTTCGTCACCCTCGGCCGCTTGGCCCCACTTCTGCAAGGTGTCGCGGAACATCTTCTCGATTGAGGACATGTTCTCCACGTCATCGTGTGAAGTTTTCAGGTTGTTGGGATCTGCTAGGTGTTTCTTGGTTGCCGGCGAGACCCCACCCAAGGCATCGATCTCCATACTCTTCTGGGTGCGCTCGAGGGTGCCATCATCACGCTCTACTATGGGCAGGGGAATGCCGGTCTTGTCAGATGTCTTGACGTTCTTGGTGTGCTGGTCAGGGTTCGTCTTCAGGGCATCCTGCTTGACAGCCGGCGGCACATTGTCTGTGGCTACAGAAAAGTCGAATGTCGTAGGAACGAGCTTTTCAATAGCATCCTTCTCTTCATCCTTCTCGCCAAAATCAAACGTCAGATCTCCCATTACGGCCCCATATCATCATAGATTTCTAATGTGTCGGGGTTGGTTGCTAAAATCGAATGTCGTGTGTCGGGGGCGGCCGTGGATAGTGGTTTGGTTGCTAATGAGGGAGAGGGAGGTGGTCCCGCGGGAGGAGCGGAAGTTCTGGGTTTCCTCGTTTGCCAGACTTTGTAAATATTATCACGGGTGACGGCTTTGCCTTTTCCGGTGAGACCCCGCACAATAACGATCAGGTTGTCGCTGAATGCCTCATGATCCTTGCTCGGGATTTTAAGGTCTTTTGCCATTCTAATCTTATCTTTTGGTGACATATCGTAGAGGTTTTGAGTGGTGTCGCCGCCACTGAGCCAGCCGAACTCAGCCATATCAGTGACAAACTTCTCTAAAACCATGCCGTCGAGGATGGCCTGTTTGTCAGACCAATTGGTGGCTTTACTCTCTCGAACCCTCAGATCATATTCAAGCTGGAAGGCGATGAACTTCTTGTACTCTTTCCTCTTATCAATACCACTATTCACGGCCGCTGCTGTCACCCTTTGTGTCTGGGTCATGCCTGACGGGCCTTTGGTCTCCTCGCCAAATCCAACCCGGATCTCGCGCCATTCTTTTTCAATGGTTTGCCACTCCTCTTTTGTAGGCTTCAGTCGATAAGCCTTGGCAAGCTCTTTGTGAGACATCTCAGCCACTTTCTGCCGGCCATCCATCGTGCTGGTGGCGTCAATCCACTTAGACCAAGTTGCCCCGTGGTCACCTAAACGATTATAGTCAGGACTAAGCTTGGTTAACTCGGCTTTTTCTTGCAGTGCCTTGAGATAGTTCCGGTCTGATTGGCCCATACCCACGAGATCAGCATCTGTAAGATTCCCGGCCTCGGCTTTCTTCAGGCTGGCCTCAAATTGTTCCTTCATCTTCCGTGCTTTGACTAGATCAGTCTCTTTGTAATATTGATCGATGTTTTTTTTGACCGATGCCTCGAGGTCATCACGCATCGGACCAACAGCCTCCTTGGCTGCTTTGATGTCTGCGATATCACCGGATTTAATACCCTTAATGATTTGGTCGGTCCTGCTTTTAATCTCTGTTGCGTCGAGATCATCATAGAAGATCTTCAGTCTGCTCAACGCAGCCGCCTGTTGAACAGCGGGGAGCTTTAATGCCGCTGCCAATGCCGCGGTTCTGGTGAGGGACTGACCGCTCTTATCCGTCATTTTGAGAATGTTCTTGGCCGCTTCCTGACCCAGTTCAGTTGATCTGGTGGCGTAGAGATTTTCAATCCGGGCCTCGAGGGCTTTCCTCACCGATGGGATCTCGCGCGGCTCCACACCCATATCGGTGTAGAAACTCTTAGTGCTGGCAACAGCAAGAGCCTGTTTCTTCGTGAGGTTCTTCTTCATGAGAATATCGCTGCCCTCCTGGGAATATCCTGTCACCCGATCACCCGATGATGCAGCGTATGCTTTGCGGAAGAGCTCTTCCTTCTGGTTGTTGTCTAAGAAATCAAGCCATGTGCCGGTTGGCGTGTCGCTGTAAACAACCTTGCCGTTGACAACCCTTCTGACGGGTCTCTCCCACCGAACAACATTGCCGTTGACAACCTTTCTGACTTCGCTCATCTCCTGCACGATCTTCCACGGCTCTCTCGCCGAGGCCTGACTGATGGCATAGTCATTGACGAACTTCTGCTTCATCTTCCAGGCGGTCTCTGGGCTCAAGCCATACTTGGCCACCGCGGTGTCGATCAACTCGTGGGTGCTGTCAAAGATAGCCTTCTGCTCATCATTGGATTTGCCAACGAGCATCTTTGAATTCTCATCAAGTATATTGAGGATCTCAGCCCTCTTGACTGAATGCTCCCGAGATCTCGCAAGGGCTCTGGTTCTGGCGGTGCCTTGAGTGATCAAACGCTGAGAAGTGTTTGAGAAGGAGCTCCTCATATCACCGCTGGAAATACCCTGACTGATCTTACCGGATCTCTGCTGCATACGCCGGGAGAATTCCTTCTCCCAAGTTTTGTGGTCTTCAATCTCCTCGATCTCGGCCGCAACCTCGGAGGATGCCTTGTGCAGTTCGGTCTCAGCTTTATTCTTCTCGAAGGTGTCTACCCGATCACCCAGGATGGTGGCCTCTTTCTGTACAATGGCGGCTTGCTTCTTCTTCTCGGTGCCGGCAAAGACCTGTGCCTCACCGATAGCCGTCACCTCTTGAGGCTGCACAACAGCACCAACGACATTCGGCGTTGATACTTCTTTCCTAAGTAGGTTGGGTAATCTAGCCACCATTAATACTCCAAAAAGTCATATGCTTCATCCCCACCATATGCGCCATATGGACCGCTGGCATCAGGGATCGTGTTGTTATATTTCTCAGCCAAGGTGACAGCCTTGCCCATGCCTTTAAGCAGACCGGCAAAGGCAGAGGTTTTGGCTGCGCCGGCTTTCATCTCGCCGGCAATCCTGGCTCTCTCGCCAGCAGCCCGTGAATAATGAGCCCGGATCTTATCGTCTCTCTCAAGTTGCTTGCCGGCAAACATCTGCAATGCCGCACCATAGGCACCTTGGGTTTGCGCTTTGGCCAACCACTTAACCGAGGACGGATCGCCGGCACCGCCTTTGAAGCTGGCCTTGGCGTCACTCATTGCTATATCGCTAACCCGCCGCATCTCACCAGCCTTACGCTGTGCGCTGGGGATGTGGTAGCCTGACCTGTCTTCATACTGGGCTGCGAGATCCTCGTAGGATTCTGCCTTATCTATGCCGACTTGCCGGTAGCCTTCAGCCTGTTGATTGGACCCCATAAAATCCAGAACGGTACTGAGGAGACCCATGCCACCTGACAGCCCCTTGGCCGTTCCCGTGTCTAATCCACCTGCAAATTTGCTCATATCAAGTCTCCGTAGTATCGAGTTCTAGAACCGCCGCCATGATCGTCGCCGGCCGCGGTGCAGTTGCCTTCAGATACAATCTGTTATTTGCGTTAGTCACGCCGGGGAAGGTTACCTCGGGCTCTGACAAGAATGAATGTATGGTGTCATCTGCCACTGTCGATCCATCGATGACCTGTGGCAGGGTATCCATATTTGTGAAGTCGCGGCCATACTCGAGGCCTCTGTGGTGTGTGTTACTGAGCAGCAGCCCGATGGTCTGGATCCGCTGACGCATCGTCAGGGTGGTTCCCTTGGTGGCGCCGTAGGGTAGGTTCGCCGACTTGAACTGCGCTATATATTGCAAGCCGACCACACCATTAGTTACGGTCGTGGTCGAGCCTCCGTCAGTCACCGAGATAGCTCCATTGGAAACCGTGAAGGTTTGAATATCTCCACTGGCATCGTCCAGGCACTTGCCGTCAGCCCAGCAGATCACCTCGAGACCTTCGAGATGCTCGAGCTTGTCCACCTCGGATCGCGGAACGGTGTAGGTGAATTCAACATAGCTGTCAGCGAGACGGCTGATGTCACCACCTATGCATTCGGATTCCTTGGCCCACTTCTCGAGGTAGTGTCGCTTCTGCCCATCGACCACTCTCAGGACTTGGTAATAGACTGCATCCTCCTCAGTTCGGGGGAGTACAACCACATCTGTTATAACGCCATTGACGGTGTCTGCATCGCCGGTCTCTATCGGGATCCACGCCCGAACTTGCTCGGATGGATCATAAACCAGACACGCCACCGTGCCGTCAGCCCTCAGTGCATGGAGGCGCGTATCAGGTTGCCTCTGGACATCCATGTGGACAAAACCGGGAGAACCTATCTCAGGTGCCAGTTTCGTCAAATCTGAGGAGCTATAGTCATTACTGTCGAATGAATATTCGAGTTCAAACAACTTATACTTAGATCTATCCACAAATAATCCACGACTATCCACCTTAACTGAGCGGATTGTCGCCGAGCCCTGCGTCGATGCGTCCTTCAGATTGAACTCCTCAACGCTCAGAGGTTCGTCAAAAGCAGATGCCCGGACAGAAACCTCACTGGTTTGCGTTCCTAACATCAATCTCTGGAGGCCCATGCCCCAGTTGATCACATCAACCGGACCCTTACCCAAGGTTCTGACCAGTGGAGCGGAGCCCCCGCTCAGTTCATCATCGAAGGAACGAAAGCTATCCGTCACCGAGCCGATGATCCAATCCCTACCAAACCACCACAGGCGTCCCTCATACAGCGTTACAGCGGTAGACCAGCCCCTCTTGTCACTCCAGACACCCTCATACCACTCGTTGGTCGCTGACGTTGATCCTAGACGCACCACAATGGAGCCATCCACCGAGGTGTTGGACGTATATGTGTGGATCCGCACGACACCCGTGATGCCGCCGCCGGGGTAAGACATTGAGACATTCGCCGTGCCTGATGTAAAATCTCCCGTATCCACACCAATCCGATAGAAGGCGATGGTATTATCCAGGCTGTCATCGAATGAAACCGCTGCCTGATTTGTCGCATAGGTGGTGACTTCCGTCCACGAGCCCTCATCATCGATGGATCTCTGGAGTGTGACCGTTGCCGTCCACGAGCCGGTGATGGTTATCGTAAAGATACGTGAATTATCTACACCAACCACCCGGATACTGTCCGACCAGTTGCCGGCAGCGGAGATCGCAGCCGAGACATCCTGACCCACAGATCTCATGCGGAACAGCACACCGATCTGATTGGCCGAAAAAACATTGTTAGAGGCCGTCAGCGTACACTCACCTGACAGCGCATCCGAGGTGATGGTAGTCGATGACGTATTAATCACCCTGAAGGGTCCGTCTTCAGTCAGGTATTTGGTTGCCGACCAAGACCGCTTTCCCCGGCGTTGGATCCTGTATTGCTGGTAGCCGTCACAGGCCAGATAAATCACGTTGCCTGATTGATCCCAGCGGATCAGCGTCAGGTCATCCTGATTATACGGCAGCGGCATCGTCATGGGACCGGCGCCCTCGATTGACACTTCATCAACCAGAACGTCGATCTCATCTCGATTGAGTAGCCTGACCCAGAAATTACCTTTCGGTGTGAAGGCGATTGAATGCGTTCCCTCATCCAGTGTGGAATCAGTAATGTAATCCGTACCACCTTGGGAGGATCCTATGGTCAGCGTCACCGGACCTCGCTCAACCACTATTCTGATGGCGTGTTGGTGAATGCCTGATATTGGACCCTGCGTAACGTGAGACCTGTGCTTGTTGTCAATGATGCGGGACTGCCGGCCGTAGACCTTCACCTCTGCCCTCACCATCCCCGGCGAGGTGTTGGCGTCATAGACAAAGACCTCCTGATCTCTGATGGCTGCGTTGAACCTCGTGCCGATCAGGGACATATAGCCTTTTGAGTTGACCGTCTTCTGCGCCGAGGTGGCTCCGCCTTCATCCGAATCCGTCCACGATGTCAGATCAGTCTCAAAGGTGCCGTTGGCGATTGATGTGTTGTTCAGTGGCCGCTCGATCAGCGTCTCCTCATCGTCTTCAATCAGGATCACCCGCATGGTCTCAGCGGATACCTCGATCAGCGCCATATCATCGGCATTGAAAACAAAGGGAACGTGCTTTGCTACTTTCGAATTATAACTCTCGGCCACCTTTTCCATGCCTGGACGGATGGTCATGGACCCCAAGGTGCGAGGCATCCAGTTGGTCTGTTGTGAGGCTGACATCGCAATGCGTTTGATGTCGGTACGTCCAAGCGCACGGTCATCTATGACACCGCGGTTGAAAGTGGCAATGGGTGAATTCATCTCTCCCATATGCTTAACCTGTCAGGTTGGTTCGGCTACCCATGTCTCGACGGCTACCGAAGCGGCCTCTCCGAGATCTCTGCCAGCCTGTCTCAGGATAGAACTTAACACCCTCTTGCAGGGCATCCTTTGATCTCGCCATCGTGCGCTGTTCCTTGAAACCCTCTGTCATATCCTCAGTCTTATCTGGATTGACACGGGGAGCGGATTTCATGGCGAGGTAGTATTCAACCATCTCGATGAAGCTCTCAGGCCAGAGGGCCATGTCCTTACCGTAGGACGCATCATCTGAGACGTATCTCACATAGATCTCATCGATGTCGGCAAAGAAATATCCCTGCTCCTTCTTGAATTCAGCATCAGTGAGAGGTGAGTAAAAGTATTCATCCGAGGAAATCTCGTGATGGTGGACATAATCACTGGGAATGTTGAATGCCCGTCTCAGCCCAAAGTCTGGCTCGATGGCTGAGTTGTAATCAAGCTTGACCGCTCTCATGGCAAAGTTCCAAAGACCATGTTCCAGACAGGCGCGCCGGCCGTCTTTGTCTTCATACCAGCCATCGAGAACGTGCCGCGGTTCACGGTCCTCATCTACGGCGGCTAACTCCGCTTGACCTAACAAGCGGAGCGCACCGTTATAGAGTGTTAGCTGCGTGGTCATGCAGCCATCGCTTTATTGTGTTCGACCATCCACTCCGCTGCGTCTTCGCGGGTGTTATGACCTTTGGATAGCACTGTGCTATCTGCCTTCCTTATAACCCGGAAGCCTTCAGCCGTTGTGAAATCAATCCCGAAATCCGAATCGTCGGTGTCTTCATAGACCATTGTATTGAGGTCGTGATATTCCAGCGGAGCCACCTTCGCAGATGTTCGATCAGAATAGCGGACGAACACTCGGCCATACCAAGATCCATCCTTGGGGATCAAGGTCACCTCCGACATCGTTGGCATCTGAGCAGCAACATGGGTCCAGAACATTGGTTCCATGCAGTCTTCAAAGATTGTGTCGGTTGGCACGAGGGCCGTGTATTGGGCCTGTACGGTTTCTTTCAACTGAAAGTCAATCGCCGCCAGCTTACGAGGCTCGCGGGGTTTTACTTCTTCTTTGGCTTTGGTTTTGGCTTTCGCCATTGGGAATACTCCTTCTGTTAAAGCAAGGGGCGCCCACCGCCATGATGGACGCCCCCCACGGTTGATGACGTTGTCGTCTAGGAGGCTGAACTAATCACAAGTCCAGATGTCAAGCTTGCGTATGTTGACGCCACCGCTGTCACCGAGTGAGATGTCAGCACATAGGTTGTTGAACCGATATGAAATACCGTATCACCAACCACCATGCCGATGTCTTCACCGTTTGAGATGTGGTCGGACGCGCCGACTACAGCCTGTAGGTGAGTGGACTTGTATTTCCAAGTCCGGGGTGCCGCAACGGGCTGATCGCCAGCTAGATGTGGCGGGTTGCCTGTTTCATAAGCCATTCGTTCCTCCTACCAACTACGATGCCGAACTGATCACGAGACCAGCAGACCAAGTTGTCGAGGTTGATCCGACCGCCGTGCAGCGATGGAACGATACGCCCGAACTCTCAGAGATGGCGAGGAGGGTGTCGTTAACATTAACACCCAAATCATTACCGTCAGAGATGAAGTCGGAAGCACCAATGTCTGTCTTCAAGTGCGTCGAGACATATGTCCATGCTTTGGCACCCGTAGAACCTTGAGCAATCGGCTGATATGCGAGAGCAATCGGGTTAGGGCTGGTGGAGTCATAAGTTGCATAAGCCATGTCTTAATCCTCCTATGATGCGCCGTAGGCAGATGCATCGTGCTTCATCTGAACTACGCCACTGTTTTGAAGTAAGACCGAACCCATGAAGACTGTGCAACGAGCCCAGGAATAATCCTGTTCTTCGTCGTAGCCAACCGGAGACTGCATGGTCTCTTTATCAACCGCATGGCCAATGGCATTGCGATGATAGAGATAACACTGCTCAGTCGTTCCTGCACCGCCGGCTCCAACAGAACCAGTGAGGCGAGGATGAACGATCCAGTTAATGCCATACCAACGCTTGAACATACGGGCTGGTCCGGTGAACGGTTGAACGCTCACATAATCAGCCGAAGCATATTCAGACACTTGCATCAGATACGCATCAAAAGCCGGTGTGATGAGGCCGAACATATTATCTTCCTCTTCACATGGTACGAAATTATCGCCCAAGATGGTTTTTGATTTAGCTACCATATCGAGGGTAGCAATCGCGCTGGTGCCGGTGTCGTTGGTGGCAGTGTCAAGAACCGTAATGATATCGTCATCGATCTTGCGATTGATAACAGCCATTGAGGTTTCTTGCATGATCCGCTTCTGATCGCTTTGTGATGCAAAGACGTTGAAGCCGGTTTTACGGACGAGGTCGTGCCATTCCTTGAGGGTTGCAGTATTCTGCGTCAAGTTATCTGCACGGGCCTGGATGAGGCCATTCACGCCACGAGTGCTAGCTGCCGCGGAGCCACTATCAGCTACCAAGAAGGTTGCCTTGTTGCCCTTGATCACGGTCTCTTGCACAGTGGTCGAGCGCAGACGGGATTGTCTGTCCTCGAACCCATGGATGAATTCCTGCCGGTATTGGGTTTGATATGCTATTTGAGGCATAGCCAATATCCTTCTCTAACAGGGTTGATTCCGTCAGCAGGGTTGGCCTTCAACGATTAATGAGGGTTGTCGGAAATCCGGGCCTCGGCGGTCGTGTCAGGTGCCGCGTCTAGAAAGTTAATGCCTCGGGGCCACAGTCTATCTATATGGGTGGGTTGTCCGTCCTTCCGCTTATACACAAGATGTGGTGTCTAAGTCAACAGGTCTCTGTCTACCATCATAGTCCTCCGGGTTGTGGGCTTCAAAGTCTCGGAACGATCTCGGGTTCCAATCTTCAGGGAGATCGTCTTTAGTCATCTTGCGGGTCCAGATCTCTACACCTCTCGCCGCTTTGGGTGATCCCATGGCTAATAGCTTTTCATAGTTGCCACGGGTCATCATGTCAGGAGCGTGGCCGTCACGACCTCCCCTGCCATCGCTGAGTGTTTCCATCGGCAGCGCGCCAGAACAGGATCCGCAATATTCCATCACCTGATCTTGGAAATCCTCGGGCTCACGCCTCCACCATCCTGGCTTAACCTCGTAGCCGCCGGGATCATCAAACAAATAGTCCTGGGCCGCGGCTATTTCGCAGAAGAAGGCGCCTTTAGGTGTGATGGCTGCTGACCAGCTTGATTGGAAAGGGCAGTTCTCGATGAGCAACTCTCGTAATTCGTGATCGTCAACCACCTCACTGATTGCGACGAGTAGCGGTTGGTGCCGGCCACTCGCTTGGGAGTGGTCATTAAACGCCACACGCTCCCGGTTGAAGGTTTTATGGATGTCAGCTTTATACTCTCCCCACTTAAACCCAGCCGTCCAGAACTCCCGCTTCTCTTTGGGAACCATATCCCTCATTAAGGTCAGGATTTCTCGGAACTGTGGGTGGAGTGTTGGTTCTCCACCCATGATACCGATCCGACCTGGGAATCCTTCCAATGATTCAACGGCGCGCTTAAAATCTCCGAGCGACATAAAGTATGGCTGACGGTGGTTACCAACGAACCTCGTACAGTTTGCACAGTTGAGGTGACAAGCGTTGGTGATGTCGATTTGGATAACCGTGTTTTCATGGATTGCCCTCATCTCGCCGCTCTTTCATCCATCCGCTGCTTGACTTGCAGCAGTTCAGCATATCGAGCCTGATGCGTCTCAGCTTTAGCACCAACGTAGTATTCACCCTTGGTGTCTTGCATCAGCTTCTCGAGATCTGCCATCTCACCCTCGATGCCCTTGGCTTGATCAGACCCTTCACCTGGAACTGTCGTGGCCGCAGGATCAATCTGGTACATCTTATCGACAAACCACCTGACTGCCTCGGGATCATTGAACAATGCCCTGCCGTCACCCATCCGAGCAGCCATCAGGTTCTCAACGAACTCAGGTGAGCCCGATCCTGTCAGCCAACCCTTGAGTGCCACCATATTCTTATTGGTATCGGCGCCGTAATCCTCTCGCAGCGCAGACATGGTATCACGGCTTTCGGATTCATCCAGTGACTGCTGGGATTGAAGGTCAGCAGACTGATGATTGTAGATAGCTGCAACCATCTCATTGGCCACTGCCGGCGAGAGGTTGTGCTTGTGAGCTATTTCAGAGAATGCATCGACATACCCCATGTCACCGTCTGGGATCTGGATGTCTTCAGGCAATGCCTCACGATACCCAGCGGCCTCGGCCGGCAGATCGTGATTGGTTCTCCAGGCTGCTTGCTCTTCCTCGGTCCCTTTAGTTGGGAACGGGTTTGGATCGCCGCCTTGTTTGAATAGCCTCTCAGCATTCTTTGTCCAGTTTGCCATGTCTTTTGGTGAGGCAAACCGCTCGAGCCGCTTCTCGAACTGATCATCGCCGTCAGCCACTGCCGTGCGCCAATCGTCCCGCCAGACATTCTCTGCCGGTGCGGGTTCAGGTGTTGGCTCCGGTGTGGTTTCCGGGGTAGGTTCTGGTGCTGGCTCTGGTGTGGGTTCCGGGGTTGGTTCAGGTGTTACATCTAAGGCTACTTCAGCCATCGGTCTTTCCTTTCCGTTTTAAGATACGCTTCTCTGCTTTTGTAACATTCTCTAAGTTACAGTTGATTATCCCAACTATTGTCCGTCCTACTTTGCGGGAGCCTTCGTTGAACGATGTTGATCGCTCACTGTTGGGGTCGAAGGTCATATTGTATGTGCCGGCGAGTTCCTCAATAATGCACTTGATTGCGCGCTCTTGTTCATGTGGGCCTCCCTCGCCTCGTGCTACCGCCTGGATCGCATATGCGTCCTGTATATCAGCCGGCAGCAAAACCAGCTTTTGTGTCATCTAACTATCGCCTCCTCCTCGGAACAGAATAATATCTGTCTCCAAGTTTCTTGACTTCAAATCCACGCTTCTCCTCACCGGCAACAGTCTTATGAAAGGTCTTGTGCTTCTTACCCTTGAGGATCATGTAGCTCTCTTCAGGCAGATCATATTTCTGCCGCTGCTCTATGGCATATTCTTGAACATCTCCGAGAAGCTGTTCTTATCCTGCGCCTGTGCCGTTGAGACAAACTTACCCATTAGATAAGAGCAGCCTCCTCTTCAGGCAGTGGCACTTGAGCCTGTGCCTCTTCAGCTTGAGCCGCCATCAGATCCGCTTGGGATACCTGTTGGGCAACCTGTGATCCTGCCGCTACGGTCTGAGCCAACTCAGCCATCGCCGCCTTGTTCTGCTCTTCCTCTTGGATCTTGTCGAGGTCACCATCCTCAACCATCCAATCTGCCGGCGTTCCGATACCATGCAGGGCATCTCGCATACCAGTGCGCCAATCAATCATACGGAGAGCCATCGGATCCAGTGGTTCCATCTCGACCGCAACACCTTTGGCCTCGAGTAGCTGCTGACCTTTGATCCGGTCCATGGCTTCGTTGAGCGGAGATTCAAACTTGAATTCAACCTCCTGGCCACGCAGACCTTCAGGCATCTCTTGCGGAGATCCGAAGGCGCCATTGCGTAACAGGATATCAAAGTCCTGCTCACACAGTGCGCCGTTGTAGTCAGTCTCCATGGGCTCAAACAGTGGCAACGCATTACGGATGAACTCCTCGATGCGCTTGGACACCTCAAAGGCCGTCATGTCACTTGAACTGGTGTCAGGTAGGTTGAGCCTGTTGAGATAGAATGCCTCGGCAATCATATGCCTGACATCCTGCATCATCTCCATGCCAACCGGGACGTATTTCTCACCACCCATATGTAATGGCCGAACTACCTCACCGAGACGCTCATCATAGACAGCATCGACCGCGGTGAAGCCACCGGGGAAAGCTTCGACGCCGCCCTTAATAGCCTCGGCCACACCGATCAGGGGAGGATCCACCGCTTTCTCCCCAGCGGCCAGCAAGGTGTAGGTCATCGATTGGATGAGCCTCGCATCAGGTAGAGCCGCAACGGTGGCCGGGGAGTAAGCATACTGTGATCCACTCACAGTCTGCCAGCGGGGAATGACATAATGCTTATTCCAGATGCCGACCTCCTCGAGGACGGTCTCGTGGTCAAGATCCAGATACACCGATACCCATGGCCGGCCGTTCCAGTTCTTGTTCTCACCTTCATCATCATACTCATGTGCTGGTACAATGATGTGCCGGCAGTTGATCTCTTTAAAGGGGTCCTCTTTTGCCAGCTTCTTCAGATGTTCGGATGCAGTCTTTGGGAATATCCCTGTCAACTGTCGTGCTTTGGGGTTCCACTTGCGATGGATCTGCGAGACGGCGCCGAACTCATTCTCTGCCCACGCCATATCCCTGAGATGCCAGCATCGATGTAGCAGGATCTGACCTGTTGCCGGTGTGGTTGCTAACTCACTGGAGATTGCACACTGACCGAAGGCAGCGTAGTCGTTGTCTGCCTCCTTGGTTGCCCGGACAAAACCAGACTCAGTATCATACATTGCGCGCCGTTGCGTCTCCTCAGCATTGTGAAGCCACTTACGCTCGGTTTCGTTGCTGTCGTCGTGTTGGGTGTTCTTCTTCCTGATGTGGAACCACTCCTTCGCAGGAGGTCTGAGCATCGAGCCAAAAGCATTGCCCAGATCTCTCCGAGCAAGCACGGGGTACGATGTGTCGAGGTTGGTTGCGAAGGTCTCACCGACTATCCGTTGGTAGGTGAAGTCTGCACGTTCAGGATAGAACTGCTCGGCTATCTCTTGCCACAGGATCATCAAGGTGTCACGCTGGGACTTGTAGAGAGAGCTATCCTGTTCCATCAGCCTTTTGTGTCGGCGGAGGAGGATACTCATATTAGTCTCCTAAACTTTCACCGCCTGAACCGAGGACGGTCGATGCTCTAGAACTCACTCGGCGCCGTGTATCCTTTGCGCGCTTGCCGGCTGCTGTTGGGATAGTTGGTCCCCTTGCTGCTGCCGCAGCAGCAACCGGCAGCGCCGCCTGAACTGGTGCCGGTGCCGGTGCCGGTGGCGGAGGTGGCGGTGGTGCTGGTGGCGGTGTGATGGCTCGTATTACTGCTGCAAATTTACCCATGATCAATCTCCTCCAAGGGACTCACTGTCGAATGTCGTAGTCGCAACCCTGCTGCCTCGACGCATAGCATTACGCCTTTCGTTCTGCGCCTGTATACGCTTTCGATCTGGTGCCTCTGGTTTCCTCTCAACCTCTGGTGCGAGGGTGGTTTGTGGTGCCGCGGGAGCTGCTTGCTGTTGTTGTTGTTGTTTTCCACCACCGCCAAATAGCCCCTTGGCCATGTTGGCCACGCTCATCACCGTACCGATGCCTTGAATAACTGGAAGTGCGGCTGCTAGTTTTGACATATCATCTCTCCAAATACATGACCGGACCTTCTTCCTTAAACCCTGCGCGCTTCATCAATAAGATAAAAGCTCGTTGGTCTCTCTCAGACAGTCCTGCTGTCGCTGTTACAAATACATGGCTCACATCAAACACCGCAAACCACTCCATCATGGCTGACATCAGAGCCCTACTTGTCCTGGCGTCTCGATGCTCTGGCTTCACAAAGAACTTCGAAACATAGCCAAAGGGCCGTGCCTGGAATTCAGTGGAAGCTACCACCATTACGCCGCCTGTGAGATTGCCTTCATCTTTGCCGATAAGGATATCGTAAGAAGGCTGTTGGACATACAGTCCGAAGATGTTTCGGCTGTTGTCTTCTGAATACTCTATAGCATAGCCAGATTCATTAATAAAGGTTTCTGCCATCTCTATTAATTCGGGGATGTCGGTCATATCCGCTCGACGTATGATCATCGTCTCTGCCTCTGGCCTCGTTGGGTGCGCTTGGTCATTACTTCTGGCTTGCGATTGCGGGAATGCGTGAACTTGCCCTGATACAGCCGGCGGTCTCCACCATACCATGACATACAAACAGCATCGCCTTTATCCGTTGATCTACCCAACCGATCAACCACCTTTTCCTTGGGTTCGATCTTAATCCCATTGGGTGCTATCTCGAAGGTAGGAGCGGTGAGGTCGGCCAGTAGTTCTGGATCCCGTGGCAATGCAATCGGAGACCCTCCGTCTTGGTTGGGGTCAAGGGCTTCACGCATCTGCCAGATAGCCTGTGATCTCTTGTTCGTAAAGCCGAGTTGCCGGTCACTAGTCCTAGCTTTGGATTTCTCCGCACCCTTATAGGGGATGGGGTCAATCCGGTTGTCTTTGAGATGCTCATACATCGATCCTCCGTAGCCGCCACCCATATCAATGATCACCGCGGCATCCTGCCGGCGATGTGAGACAATAACACCAGCCGAGAACCGGCCGATGGAATCCGTGGGGATGTTTTTAGCAGGGATCTCGATCATTGGTGCAAACCAGCCGTCATGCCTGATGGCTAAGATCAGTGGATCCTGTCCACCGCCAGATGCATCCACCCCAATCGCACACATCGGAATACCCTGTGGTGGTTCCGGGTTCCACTTGTTCTGCGCTTCGAGTACCCACGCAGTAGGGATAGCCTGGTTCGCCGTATCCTCACGAGCGGCCATGAAGTTACCATCGCGGTAAGCAGAACGCATGGGCTCTGGCAGTTGATCCAATCTTTTAGAGTAGTCTGTGTTGATGAGGTACGGATTATCATCGAGTGTGCCATGGATGAAGCTCCTTGAAATCGGGTGATAGTCCTGGCCGTTCCATGTCTTCACATCATCGGGTCCGTCAACCCACATATCCCTGCCATCAGGATCCGTCAGCACCCAGCGCAGTTCACCTGACTTAGCTGGGTTCGGGAATGTAATGTCGAGCCATGGTGCAAACATCGGAATGATCCAATAGCCATCGGCGGTGATGGGAGGGTTGGTTGCCATCACAATGCGACACCGCTGACCCTTGACCGTGGATCTGTTCCAGCCACACAGATACCTGACCTGTTGCTCTAAGAACTGCACGGTCTCATCGAATGCCACGAGGTCGTGAGGTTGGCCCTGCCAATGCTGCTCATCTCCCATCTTGGCACAGGCGCCGAACTCGATCAGTTGATCCTCTCTGCCGGTCGGCCGCATCGTCATCGGGTGAGATCCTGAGTAGCCGTCACGAGATCCATTGATCTCAATGGCGCGCTCAGTCATCGCTCCCATATCAGTGTACTGCCGGCGCATGATCAGAGATCTGAGGTGAGCCTCGAAGGCCAGCCCCAGGATTAGATCAGTCTTACCCGGACCAGCTTGACCACCATACAACAGTTCGACGGCCTCGCTCTCGAATGCCTCGTGTTGTGGTCCCGGTGTTGGTTGCCACTTGAGATGCTTGGTCCTCTCCCGCCGCTGGGTCCGAATAGCGTCCTTGGTTTCGGCCGGCAGGGTTGTCAGTTCATCTAATGTGTCTTGAAGATCACTCATGGTTTTCAGGTAAAGCGGCAACTGCTTGATCAAGCACGGGATCTCGAGTGAGGATGTTACCCTGCCCGTCCACAATGCCGCGCATCATCAGGTCGATGCGCTCAACCTTCTCGGATAATGTCTCTTCAGGGTTTGCCGTGGGTGTCATTGGATCCACACCGCTGATCACATAGAGCGATTGGATGAACTTATAGGCGTTGAGTTCCCCTTGCAGCCCGATCAGTTCAGCTTCCATCTGCTTGAAGGCTGCGCTCTTGGATGAGTGCATTCCCTCGAGGAAGGCGATCTTCGACTTCATGGTCATCGCCAGATGGGTCTCCCAGGCATCAGGATATGGGTTCGGATCTCGTGTCAGGCCACACCCTTCAGGCAGGATAATCGTGATGCCGGCCAGCCGAGCCACATCAATGAAGAACCGAGCCCCTGTGAACTGAGACCGATACTCTTCGCCGGCCTCCAGATCGATGCCGTAGATGCCGATGGTCTGCACACCCTCATCAATGGCCATCGCCAAGGCATAAGAGATTTGCGACTGAAACCACATCCGACCATATTTCTGGAAGTAATGGTCCTTGGGTATCACCTTACCCGCCGGCCAATCAGGCATCGGCGCCTCAGTAAAGATCATGCGTGGAGGTTGGACGGACTTCAGTTCCTCGAGGTATTCCCGAAAGCCAGGAGGCCAAGTGTCTGGCCCGTGTACCTCGAACAACCTATCCCATCGCTGAACATTCTTGCCGCCTGGACCGATGGTCCAGATCTCCCAATCGAGATCATTGACGGGTGCTTCTGTTCTGCTCGGACACGTTCCTAATATTGCTACTTTTCTCTGTTTGGGCTGGGGAACCTTCTCTGGCCCCCCTGCCTTCTTCTTACGCCTCTTGGCCATTACAGCCCTTTCTTGGTTAGCCGATGGTCATGCCGGCCGTCGAGCCAATCACATTGTATTGTGATGTGGTCACGCCACGCAGTTGGACTACGCCACCAGCGTTGTTTATCTTGGACAAGAACAACGAGGAACCAACCCCGCCTATCGCCGGCTTAAAGATAATGCTGGTTGCCGTACCACCAAAGGTGATCTCGGACGCACTGGTTGCGATGTGCAGTTCCAGTGACACGCCGGGAGCGGGTGCTTCGATCTCGAAGGATGCCGCGGTCGCCGTGCCGCTTGACAAGATGGTCATGCCATAGTTTTTGGCGGTCGATCCTGCGGTGGTAGTTGCCACGTTGTCATTGATGTTACCCACGTTAGCGGTCGGATATAATGATTGATCAGCTTTGTCTCGTGCGTTCACGAGGTGACCAGATGAATTCATGCCGAGTTGACGGCCATGAAGTGAAGTAAGTATGTTTTCCTTAACCATGATAAGCTCCTATTGCTTAGTGCTGTTGCTACGGAGGTGGGCTTGTTGCCCCTCTCTAATCACGCCTACCCTTTAATTAGCTTTCGCCGGGAACCTTCCCGACTTCTTCCCAAACGATGGTTCCACTGATGCCCATGGCCACCGCATTCTCGGCGATACGGACAGCAAGCTGTTCATTCAGTCCAGTTTGGATTCGTTTGTCTGATGCTGGTTCATAAGAGAAGTCATTTTCACCACCAACCGGCCAGTTGCCACCGTAGCGGAGTGTCTCACCACCAACGCCGCCGACAGTCGTTGAGTTGTAAGTTCCTGTTACCAGCGCAGTTGCGCCACGGTCAAGGAAGTTCAGCGGCGCGCCCACTGTTCCACCAACAGCCGTTGACGTACCACCTGAGATGATCTCGACGGCCAGCCGCTCACCGGATGAACCAACGTAGTTTGTGTTGTTGCTGAGTTCCACACTGTGGAGACGGATCCTCGTGTCGGTGGATCCTTGGAGTTCAAAGATGTCGCGCTCGGCGCCACCTGAACACTCGATGTCCGAAAAGGTCATTGAGTAAATATTGGTCTTTCTTTCGAATGAAGGTCGCATATCTCTATTCCTTCTGCAAATAAGCCTTGAGTCCTATCTCTGTCTCGCCGGGGCGAGGGTCAACTATCGCTGTGACCTTGTTGAGGTAGCCCATTCTTACGCCAGCCCTATGCATTCTTTCCTGTATATCAGTATCGTTGACACGATTCCAGTGTTTTCTCCAACAGTCCCGGTTCCACTTAAAGAACCTCAGATAGGATCGATAGACCCAAGTCTGAGTTCCACCAACCAAGGTGCCATCATCAAGTTTGTATGGCATCACCACCTTGTTCTTTGAGGTGTGCATTGCTGACACGAATTCAAGCTTCTTCTTCTTGGCATATTTCAATACGCTCTCGAGGTGATCAGGCACCCACTGGTCATCGTCATCGATGCGCGCAATCCAGTGATCATTGGTGCATTCTTTGAGTGCTGCGTTGATTGGATCGACGGGTCCACAGAGCCATCTGTTCTCTGGTGTGTCAGGATAATGCAGTTTCTTAGGTATGCTTTTAATGAATACCCGTACCGATGGATATAACTTATTGTTATTCCTTACAAACTGTTCGACCTTCTCCTCGGTGCTGTCGGTGCAGCCGTGGGCAACAATGAGTACCAACATTGGCTTGTGTGTTTGTGCCAGGACAGATGGTAGACAGGTGTTGATCAATATGTCTGCACGGTCATGTGTCGGTATAATGACTGTCACGAGATCCGATGGGTTTACTCGGTAGAGGCACCGGCTTAACCACAGGCGTGGGGTCTCCGTCACCGTGTACCATCGGCACCGGCTTGCGGAAATCATTCTGTCCGACCACGAGCGTACCGGCTGGGACTCTTGTTTCGTCATTTAATACTACTCCTTGAAGTATTGTTGCGCCGGCACCAACCTGACACCGCTTACCTATAACCACATCCCCACAGAGTATCACACCCGGTGAGATGATGCAGTGGTCACCGATGATACAGCCGTGTCCTATCGATACTGAGTAGTTGATTAGGACGTTGCGGCCGATGACGATGTCCTCACCGATGTGGCAACTGCCGGCGATGTATGCTCCTTCACCGATGACTGGACTTGTCATCTCAGCCTGAAACATCGAGGCATCCATGATGGTGGCAAACTGACACCCCTTGGCTTTGAAGTGTTCCCACTGCTCCAGTCTGGTGGTGAGATCTCCCACACCACAGATCACCTCATTCCAACCGGAACCGACGAGGATGGCAGTGACAAACCGCTCCTCATCGAAGTCAATCATTGTGGTGGCGCGCTCACTTGACGCCCTGATCTGTTTGGCGTGACCGCCTTTGCCTAAGATGTATATCATCCTTTAATCCTCAAGCCTGATGAATCCAGGCCTACGCCTCCTCTGGGGTAAGCCATGGAGGTGGAGCTGTAGCTGCTGTAAGGAGAGCTGCCCTGCACATAAGATGCGGCCATCTGGAAGACATCACTCACGCCTTCCCGGTAACCGTCATGGTTATCTCTTTGGCTTTGTGTCTGCCGTTCTAAATAGCCCACCTCACGTTTGAGTTCATAGTTCTCTTGGCGAAGACCTTCATTGTCGCCATTGAGCCTACCCACCTTTCTGGTCAGGCTTTGGTTCTGCGCGAATAGTTCTGCCTTTTTCATGTTATCCTCCATACAATAGATTGTTTGCCTTTGGGTGTTTTCCTCAGATGTAGATCATCTCACAATAATTTAGCTTCTGGCATCGCCATCTCTTTTAGCTCCACCACATCCTGGCGCATTTGTTTCAGGTCAACGTAGTGTGATAAGCCGGTAAAGGGTTTCACGCCGTTGATCCTGGCATAGACCTCCCACTCTCCTGCCCACATCCAAGCCCTGAGAATAACCCTGCATGAATCACACCCCGGCGCCCTTAGAAAGTTCTTCTCATATTTCTCATCAAACTTAAAGTTTTTATCAGGCACCACATGACCAAGTGAAATCATATCCACATCTTCCGGGTATGCTCTCGGCAGCGTGTCACCTCTGTCACTCTCCGCTGGTTTCATGTGCTTCAACAAATTAATAGGACCGCTCCAGACTGTACCACGGGTTGCCATACCATACGGTCCAGCCATCAGGTCCATACCACCACCGTCTCCACGCCGGCTGTCATCAGCCATGAATATTTCAGTTAGAAAGTAGCAGCACCAAGCAAACTCATTAAGTGTACCGATGAAGTTATTGAAGAAGTTTTGGATCTCTCTACTGTCGGTATCGCCATAGACATTGCCGCTGGTATATGCGGTCTTGGGGTTGGCCCGTTCCCACGCGAGTTTCCGACACATCTCAAAGTCTTTATCCTTGATTATCTTACTTGGACTTTTCACGGTGGCGCCTCCTCTCGGTGACAATCTCGATCACCTCTTTTTCACTCTCCCGTGGTCCCAGCTTACCATCACCCATGGCTACCTCCAGTTGCCTGACGATGTCCACCATGAATGCGAACTCCATCGGCATTAGTGAGGCACAATGATCTGGTCCAACCCAGTTACGATCCAGGGTGATGTGTTTTTCGATGACCACTGCACCCATTGACACGGCGATGACCGGCCAAACTACTGAGAGAGAGTGGTCAGAGAAACCTACGCTGTAGCCAAAGCCGTCGAGGGTCTTGATGGTTTGGAGGTTTACGTCTTCATCGGGGGTTGGATAAGCCGAGGTGCAGTGCATCAGGGTGAGGCGTTTAGTTTCTTCCATGTGTTTATCCATAATGAGAACAGCATCATAAACCCTCTCGTAGTTTGCCATGCCGGTGGAGAGTATCACAACACACCCGCTCTCGGCGGCGGCGATGAGGAGATGGGTGTTGTCTATGTCTCCCGATGAGATCTTGAGCGTCTTGACTTTTAAGTCATCCACGAGGAATCTCAAAGATCCTACATCAAAGGGTGTGCAGATATACTCAATGCCTACCACCCGGCAGTGTGCCTTCAGATCGAAGTGATATTCACGGCTGAGGGCTAGCTGCTCAAGGGTGATGCACCTATCAATGTCTGGTTCCAATAGTACAGGGTCATAGAGCTGGAACTTTACGGCATCGGCACCACACTCCTTGGCCACATCGATCATCTCAGTGGCATAGGCTGGTGAGCCTTGGTGGTTTACACCTACCTCTGCGATGATGTAGGTCATGGCCAAAACTTTCTGTGGCAAAAAGGACATTCAGTGGCTGGCGAGTATCCAGTGGCTGGCGGGTATCCGTAGTCATCCAGTTGTTTATACATACTCTTCACAGACACCTTCCCCATATTTGGAACCCGTAGCCAGTAGGCTTCTTCGTAGTTATTTATTTCATCTAAAAACTGAACACCCTCATTCCTTAAACAGTTGACCAGTCTCGTGCCGTGCAAAACCCAAACTGGTAGCCGCTGCCCCCAGTGGTCTCTTAAATACAGCCACGTATCTTGCGCTTTCTCATATCTCCTCCCAACCCTTTCCACTTGAGAACGGGATAAGCCATACTCTTTCATTAACTCAGAAACCTTGGCCCCTGTAGACAAAGCCACCCCAATGGTGAGGTTTCTCTCGTAACTCGGTTGCCAGCGAAACCCTGTTGCACCCCAGACCCACTCGCTAAACTTCATCAACCTGATCGAATGGTCCCTCGTAGTCAACTCTTTCATATGTGCCATGGCTTCCTCAATATGTCTGTGTTATCGAGATCTTGATTGACGATGATATCAGCTATTCTCTTGCTGGCGCCGAAGTCCCCAAACTCCTGATCGAATGGTCCCTCGTAGTCAATTGCTCCCATGATGGCCTCTGAGATCTGGAACTGATTAGCACCAACACTCCAGATGGATTCACCCATCGGCCGGCCGTCCTGCCTGTCTCCAATGTTCACGGTCGGAACCCGGAGATATGGCGCCTCAATAATCCCAGAGGATGAGTTTCCTATCACGGCGGTGGCGTGACGGCAGTGCCACAGATATTCACCCAGACCCCACTCGACTTCTTCGCCCACACCGGAGGTTTCGATCATATGTTTAATGACATCACTCTCTGGGTCATTGTTCACGCCGGTCCAATAGACAGTATAATCAGGGTAGTTCTTCAGCGCCTCGATCATTGCCTGAATGCCGTCGAGATTACCCAAGGTCTCAGGGTGATAGGTGCAGACAAAATACCTCTCTGGTTTTCTGTCCCCTAAGAAAGGCGTGAGGTTGTCTAGTCCTGGCGCGCCGGTCACATGGATATTTCTCTCCCCCATCTTTCTGAGGGTTTGGCCAAAGTCCTCATTCGCTACGCAGTGGATGTGTGAAAGTTTCGATATGGCGTGGCGCATATTGTCATCCATCGCACCAATGGTTCGCTCTCCTCCATGGATGTGGCAGATGGGAATGCGACTACAGGCGGCGGCGGCTGCTGCACAGAGGGTCTCCCATCTGTCGCCGAGTAGAACCACAAGGTCTATCTCTTGGTTTTTGATGTGGTTAGTGGTCGCCTGAAATACATAAGCACCACCCCACCTCTCATTGGTAGTCATCACCCTCACCCGACACCTCTTCTCCAGTTCCTCAATAACCGGCGTTAAGGGTGACCCGTCTGCCCTTCCTGACGTAACGACAAGACAGCGTCGATCACTTTTGTCTGCTGTTCGTCCGTCAGGGAAGTCGATGACGGCAGCATTACTACTCTGTTCCATATCTTTTCTGTAACCTCCAAGTTTCCCCGAGGGCAATCTTTCCATGGTGCCTGTAGGTGAAGTGGTTCCCAAAATCCAGCAGCACCGATACCCAGCTCGTTGAGTTTATGAATGTGGTTCATCGCTTCATGCGTTTGGTATCCTGAGATCCAACAAGCCGAACCCTCACTGTGAGGGACAGGATCATAAGGCAGTTCTTCTTTATACCGCTGAGAAATGCCACGCTTTTTCTTTACGAACTCATCCAGCCTGGACATCTGCGCCACACCGATGGCAGCATTCACATTTGGCATGGCGTAGTTAAATCCCTTGGAATGATAGTTGTAGTTGCCGGCATTGGCGTGACCCATCAGACCCCTGATCTTATGTTCCCGCTCAATGTTGTCTCCAACTATCGCCCCTCCTCCTCCGGTGGTTATTGTCTTGTTGCCGTTGAAAGAGAGACACGCCAGCTTATATTTCCCTCCCACCTCTCCGCTGCCTATTGAACAAGCGGCATCGACCAAAGTGCCACGGGCATAGTTACCGAAAGTCTCCACCACTAAATCCGAACCCGCGTGATCAGCAACCCAAGTTTCCGGGTCTACATCACTGAAGGATATTTCTGCCCCAACCATAGCCACGGCATTGGCAGTAGCGGCGAATGTATAGCTTGGCATATAAACCCCATCAGTCCAGCCCAAGACGGACAAGGCAAGGTGGAGCGCCGAAGTTCCGCTACAGGTCGCTACGCACCATGCCCGTCCCGTGGCCGAGGCCACAAGCTCTTCAAATTCTTTTACATATTTACCCTGACAGGGTTCATTATCCATGATAGCTCGAGAAACCAATTGCTCCTCATAAGATCCCATGTTCGGCACCAACAACGGTATCATATCCTATACTTGACCTCTCCCTTTAGATCTCCTATGTATTTTTTCCACCACTTCAGGGTTAGCTCGAGCCCCTCAGTGAGTGAAGTCTTTGGCTCCCACTGAGTAGCCTCCTTGATTTTCTTGGTGCCGGCCACCAGATCCATAACGTCATTGGTTCTTTTTCGATCTGATGTTGAGATGATATTCTTTCTCTCACCAACCAGCTTGTTGGCCAGCGCACCTATCGAAATACTCTCGCCGGCTCCACAGTTATAGACCTCTCCCAACTTGCCGCTCATCATCGAGTCATCTACATATGTCAGGTCGCGGCGTGGCGTGAGATCGCCGAGGTTGATCCGAGTGCATTGAGGGTCAAGCAGTTGTCTGATGATCGCTGGAATAACGGCGCGCTCAGATTGGCGGGGTCCGTAAGTATTGAAAGGTCGGAGCGTAATGACCGGGGTGTTAAAACTTTCGAAGAAGGACCGAGCGACTGCATCACCTCCGACCTTCGACGCGGCATAGGGAGACTGAGGAAATATTCGATGGTCTTCATGGATTGGGACCTCCTGCGCGGTGCCGTATACCTCAGACGTTGAGGTGTTGATAATCCTCTCTGCATCTCTGCCGGCGTGTAGCACATTCATCGTGCCGTTGACGTTGGTCTCCAGATAGGACCGTGGTGCCTGAGATGAGTGCGGCACAGACATCAGCGCAGCCAGATGAAAGATTACTTGTTCACCTTTCAACAGGTCTCGAAGTTGCTCTGGATCTCTAACGTCTCCATGTACACACTTCATGTCATGTCTGATAGGGCTGTCATCGAGCCAGCCAAACGATGACCAGCTATTATATTGTGCCATGGCAGTAACGTGCGCGCCCCCCTCAGTGAGTAGTCCAGCAAGGTAAGACCCGATGAAGCCTTCCGCTCCTGTGATAAAAACTTTAATGCCGTTCCAGTTCATCCCTCACCTCTTGGCCGGCCGCATTCGCCGCCATCCTGATTTGATCCAACCCCACAGTTTCGTAGTGCAGGACATGAGCCATCGCCACGCCGTCTGCACCATAGTCGAACGCTTCCACCACATCCTTACTTTCTCCCACACCTCCTCCGTAGATGATGGGGACGGTTGAGGAGGAGATGCCTTCAAGAAGTCGGCTATCAATTCCTTTTGTTGTTCCTTCACATCCGACAGATGTGACAAGTATTTCTCCAGCGCCTCGACGGATTCCTTCAGCCGCCCAACTAACTGCATCAATTCCTGACGGGTCTCTTCCACCGTCTGTCCACGCTTCGTAGCCACTGTCTTTCTCCTTCGCATCAATCTGCAATACTATCGATTGAGATCCAAACTTGTTTGCCAACTCCGTTATAAGGTCTGGTCTTTTGACTGCTGCCGTATTGAGGGCCACCTTGTCTGCACCAGATCGAAGCAATAGTTGAGCATCTTCCACACTACGAACCCCGCCACCAACAGTGAGAGGGCAGAATATGCCAGCACTGGTACGATCAACCAGATCACATAGAGAATTACGACCATAGAGACTAGCAACGATATCCAGGTAAATGATCTCATCGATTCCATCTTGGTCGTATTTTTCCGCTCGTTCATACGGATCCCCCAGTTTCCTCAGTCCCTCCAATCGAACCGTCTTGACTAGGTTGGGTGCTTTTATATCGAGCCGTGCAATTAGTCTCTTCTTTAACATTCTCCACCTTGTGTTTGAGTTCCCAGGCACCCGTCTTTTGGTTGTAGTCCCACAGATGACTGGGTCTGAACCTGTTGCAGACGGTTTCAAAGTGAAACTCATCACACCCCACATAGGGGAGAAACTCTTCCAAACAATTTATGGGGTATTCCCCATCGTATTTCCGAACAAGCGCGACAGCCTCTTCGCGTGTGATTTCTCCGTCTCGGATCTCATGTGCGGCGTCAGAGGTGCATCGGCCCATGCCGAATTTGAGAAAGCTGAAGAAGTAGTGCGGGTCATCCAGCGCATCATCGAGCGATGCATACTTTGAATAGGTGCCGGTTGATCTACCGGCGGGGTTGCCTTCAAAGCCTGTGTGTTCGGATGCATAATAATAGTTCTCCTGTGGGTGCCACTTCCGGTAATAACCAAACCAGTGATATTCTGGGAGGGTCTCGACTATCGGTTGGGAATAAAAGCATGTTGCCTCAACCAACTCGCTCAGGGAGAAGCAGCCCAACTCATAGCCGAGGTCGAGAAGTTTCCGCGCTCCTCCACCTTTTAGATAGACACGCTCCCAATCATCGAAGTCCCACCCCGGCTTATTGTTAGCTGATGGATCACCACCATATTCTGCTTCTTGGTTTTCCCCACCAAAGATCAGGTTAATACCATGGTGCTTGGCGATGTGCAGGGGATAGTAAAGTTGACCCCAGACAAAGGGCAGGAACGGATCACCGATGAACTCCATCGACAACCGAGCCAGCTTCCGGTGAATGATGCCGCCGGGGAAACCCATCTGTACATCAAACCCTGAGTGAATGAACGACTGCATATTCTTCCAACCGATGTCGGTGTATTCGAACGGCGCCCACGTAACACAGAGCGGGTTCATGCCATGCTCATGCTTGAGCCGGTGGGCAATCATTGAGGCATCCTTGCCCCCGGAACAGGGGACGACCACATCGTAGCCGCGCGCTGACCCGTGTTGCTGAAGGAACAGATCCTCCCCACCCAGACGGTGCTTGGCGGTGAGGTGTCCTAACTCCACCGCCCGTGCCAGCCAATCTATTGTCCCGTCAGTCTTGGTTTCTGCATACCGACAGGCCGAGCAGACGCCCTCATCATCAAAGACTATGCGCGGTCGCTGGTTGCTGAGAACACACCGCTTGCAGAAGACCACCTCGGTTGGTGTGGTTTGCTCATCAAGGCTGTGTGCCTCGGCTCTTACTCTCTGCTCTACTTCATCTGACCATAGTTCAATCATTGTAAATCCTTGGCACGAGTTCACCGTCGAGCGGCACGACCGTCTCCTCATCACAGGCCACGCAGTGAAGGACGGATAGAATGTTGGGTTTCTCCGCTTGCGTCATCCTGACAAGACCATAGAATATTTCACCACCACAAATACAGGTGGCGAGGCCATCAGCCTTCATGTGTCGGGCAAGTCTTCCGGGTTTGAATTCAGCCATCGGTCAACTTCATGTAGTCAAAGCAGCTATTACATAAAGGCATAGTATAATCTTCCTCCGATAACCTTTTGCGATAGGACACAATAGTCATCTCTTTCCAGATGTCCTTCAGATCAAACTGATTGATGTTACCGAGATTTGTGGTGCCATTGTAGTCGTTGCAACAGACCCGCGCCGTGCCGTCAAATGAGATGGCCAGCTTGTCGAACACTTCCGGGCAGGGATTGAAGTGCTTCTTCTCCACCGTCTGGCGCGCGGCCAGATCCTCTGGAACGTCATCCATAAAATCAAAGGTGGTGTGGCCGACAGAAAGTTGATCGCAGAACGGCGAGAACTTTCTCTTGAATACCTCGATGGTTGATGGGTGTTCGTCCGTCACCGTGGTGGACACTGAGATGAAGGGCTTGGGATGTACACCCCGGCGCCTGTGAAACTTCCGCACGGCATTAAAGAGATCGTCATAAAAATCAATCGACCTCATCTCTGCATAGGTCTCACGGGTTGAACCCTGCAATGAGAACTTGATGGAATCCAAACCCATGTTGATCAGCATCTGCTGCTCATAGTCTCCAATCTTGGATCCGTTGGTGTTGAGGTGGGTGGGTAGGAGGGCATCGGTGGCCCTCCTCAAGAACCGGAACACTTGGGGGTGCATCATTGGCTCTCCCCACCCGACGAACCGTAGCCCAATGACCTGGGATGCACACTGCTCTACGATCCGATCAAACGTCTCCCAAGACATAAATCCTGCCGGCCTGTCCAATGAAAGATTGCCGACCGGACACATCCTACACCTGAAATTACAGGTGCTGGTCAACTCAACATCGATGTGTGTAGGATATTCTGGAAGCTCTGCGTACTTCGAGGCGTTGTTACCTCGGGCAGCTTCTTCATACATCCATTGAAAGGGATTCTTCGCGGAACTCATCATTGTGTGATTTTATACACGGTTCTCTTCAAAAATCAACTGTGCTTTTTCAAAGTCCTCGAGGGTATCAATGTCCACAGATCTAGCCGCCGGCATTGGTACAAGCTTGGTGTCCTGTGTGTCCCAGTTGCCGCCGTCTTCCAGCCACTGGGTGGTGCCACAATACACCGCACCATTGGGAACTGTCTTGCCTACCTCCGCGGTTGCTGCCGGCACACTCATTGTTTGGTGAGTGTTAAAACAGTGATCTATGTCATCTGAGATTCGCAAGGGTGATGTTGGTTGGAGTAAAACCACACTGCCTTGCAGATTTCCGATGGCGTGTTTCAATGCAGCATATGAGGTGGCGGTGTCAGTGGATAAATACGGAGGACGGAGCAGCGCCACCGCTCCATGCTCATTAGCCAACTCAAGAACGTCATGGTCATCAGAAGAGACGATGATCTCATCGATGTATCGAGATCTCTGAGCTTCGAGGATTGACCAGACCACCATCGGCCGGCCGGCGATAAGCTTTTTGTTTTTGCCGGGAAGCCGCTTGGATCCCGCACGAGCCAGGATGACACCAACGATCACATCTTTCCTCCGGCAGCTTCATATGTCTCGAAGGTTCCGATGTCCTGCCAGTGACCTGAGATGTAATAGGCCGAGACGTTGTCCAACCCAAGTAAGAGGTCTGGCATATCGATGGGTTGGGGTGGCACTTGCACCAGCGCAGATGGTGAGATGACATTGATGCCGGCCGACACCGGATAATTCTTAATGGGTTTCTCATCGATGCTGGTCATGTGTCCGTTCTCGATCTCGACCACACCGTACTCGACCTGGTGCTGGTAGAGTGCGAGGCACATCGTGGCGTCAGCCTCTGCCATGGTGTGGTGTTTTACGAGATCTTTGTAATCAAGCTTCGCCTGGATGTCAGCATTGCAGACAATGACGGGCTCATCGTCAGGCACATAGTAAAGAGCGCCGGCAGTACCCAACGGTTCAGCCTCATCAATATAATCAATGTCACATCCGAAGTTGGATCCATCACTGAGATAGTCTTTAATCAGTTCGCCGAGATAGTGAACTGAAATTATGAAGTCTGTGAAATCCTGACTAATGAATTCCTCGATGACCTCTTGGATCATTGGCTTTGCGCCAACCTCCAATAAAGGCTTGGGTGCATTCTCAGTTAAAGGGTGCAGCCGCTGGCCCCTGCCGCCAGCCATGATGACTACTCGCATTAATTCATCTTCTCTTTCTTTATCTTCTTTGCTGATTTCATCAACGTGGCCAGGTAGATGGCGTCCTTGAGGATTGCCTCATCTTCAGTCTCAATGAAGGCCTCTTCTTTGTCGTGGACTTCGACACGCTCAACTGCCTTGCCTTCGAGACGGTTGCCAATCTCGATCATCTTTTTCACATCGCCGTTGAGGATTGCCTCATCGACCAGTTTCTCGGCCAGGACAGTCAGCTTTCTTTTACTCTCGCCGCTCCCATCCTCTTCATGGTATCTGTTGACCGCCAGCCTGATGGCCTCGGACCATGGTTTGTTTCTTCGAGTGTCGTGTGTTTTTACTTCGTTGCCTACAGTGAACTTACCCTTTTCATCGCGGTCTTCACCGTTGGTTTTCCCGTTGGCTTTCTTAGCCACAATACCCTCCTAAAAAAGTTGCGTCTGATGCAAATTAACTGTTGCATCATATGCAATGGTATGGTAGTTCTATAATCATCACTACCACATAAACCACTTTTGGAGAAGAATTATGTATAACGTCAAAGCAGTCAAAACTTTCCACGGTCACGATGGTTACGGCTGGGAAGCCAACCTTTATAAGGGCGGCAAGAAGGTTGCCACCGTTGTTGAAGACGGTTGGGGTGGCAACCTTAAGTTCTATTTTGAAGGTGAAACCAAAGAGCAGCGGGTCACCCAAGATGAAATAGACCTCAATGATTTTTGCAAGACCTTGCCTCAGTGGAAGTCTGAGTATGATAACACCATGCATGACACTAACCGTGAAATCTTTGTGGATGGTTTGGTCACAGACAAACTCTATGAGAAGGATGTCAAAAAACTTCTCAAGAAGTTTGCCATCTTTGATAATGGTCAAATCTTTACCTACGGATGTTCACCTGATCACCCATCAGTCAGACCCCAGATCAAAAAGAAACATCCTAATGCTGTTGTCCTCAATGATGTGCCGTTGGAAGATGCCATCAGGTTTTATAAATCTGCCGCTTAACTGAAAGGAGTGGCGCAAAAAAAAGGTCATCAGGTTTGGTGGCCTTTTTTATTATTCAAATCTCT